CTTTAATTCTTTATGGGTACAGTAAATTGGTGCAGTTGCCATGCAACCCCCTAAAATCTATGTAAAATTGTGGTTGTAATATACAAGTATTCTCTCTTCTTAAACAAATCTACTTGCCTCGTTTCTTTTTCTTTTTCTTCTTCATTGGTTTCTTATAAGCCATTACTTAAGTCCTATAATTTCAATAATTGAATTAATCTTTGGGTTTACTGACCTACCACTTATTAGGTTTATACAGTTTCCATCTGTTGTTAAATATTCTTCACCCCCTGAATGAGCAGAGCCATAAGCAGCACTCACTACAAAATGAGCATTTGGAGGACATCCAGTTAAATCAATAGCACCAGTTTCATAATTAATTGTCCCATTGCAAGTGCCTGAGATATTCCCATGTCCATCATCATAGAACATAGCTCCAACATTAGGAGATGATTGATTTGTTTTTTTATCATAAATAACATCATCAGGGAGTAGAGCAGTTACTGCTGCTTCAATAGCCCCCACAGCCATTATAAACCTACCTACTCCAAATATCGTAGTCCCACTTGCAGGAGCAGTAATTGATATTGCTGAAGTTGATAATCGTTGCCCTGAAGTAAATCTAATATCCCCACCTACAATTCCAACTGTTACTTTCTTATCAAGCAAGTTGGAGGATGTAGTGTAATACTGTACATCTAAAGCATCTTGTATTTTTCTGAGGATTCCTGAACTTCCCCCCATTTTTGTTGATGTCCCTGTAGTAAATGCTAAAGTATGGTCAGAGCCACCATCACAAGCTACATCAATCGCATAGGCAGTTGAGGCTGCCAAGCCTGATTCTGTTGAAGATGTGATACCTGACATACCTAATTCTTGATACCCTGCTGAGTAGAATTTCCCACTAAAACTTCCTGCAACAAAGCCATCAGCTATTGCATCACCCTTTCTTCCATAGCCAAATAGGTTCATCGCTTTATATCTTCCAGAGCCATCTGTTTGAGCAGTAGAATATTTATCAAAATCTGCATAGGCATTGAAGTAGGTAAGAGATACAGCCAAATCATCAGCATGGGTTGCAGCAGTAGACCCATACATACCTCTTTTAATTGTACAGGTGCTGTTAGCTAAATCTGCCCCTGTCCCAACAGCAGTAACTTCACATATTTCAGTCCCCATCTTTATTAAATCTCCAGCCTTAAAGTATTTGGAATGTCCATCTTCTAAATATAGGGTTGTAGTTGTTGTGCCTGAAGCAATCGCCCCATCTGTTGCAGTATCTACATCTGCCCCTGTATCTCTTGCCATAGTCCCATGAGGAATTTGGTCATCTAATGTTTCCCCATTTGCAGCACTTGTAGTATCAGTTTCATAATTTAATTGCCTTAGATTAGGGAGATAAAGGAAATCACCTGAAGGAATGAGTAAGGATTGGTATGATATTCCCCCATTTGTATCAGGGGAAGCGCCTGCCCATTCCTCTCCTCCTAATATAATCTCCACCCCAACTAATCCTGAATTTTTAATCATTAGAGCTTTACAGCCTCTCAATGTATTTTGACCTACAGTTTTACCTGCATGAAGTAAATTAATAACATCATCATTATTATCCACCTCTGCATTTAGTTTTATTGCAACATCATAGTTCCCTACTTTGCTTGCAGATACAGTTTCATTTGGGGTTGTAACTGTTAAATTTGTTGTAAACTTTGCCATGCTTTATTCCTTACCTTAAATGATATTTAATTGTTACTAAAACGCTACCTGAGATGGTATTTTATAGTTACAGAAATTGAATAGTCTGAATTGATTGAATCACTTTTAAACATACATAATAATACTTTTCCTGCATCTATATCTTCTGTGCCAATAGTCCAATCCTTTAGATAGGGCTGTTCGCTCCCTGCGTTTACATTGTCTGCTGAAGTATTTGCTACTACTACTCCATGTGTCAGACAGGCAGTTGCCCCAGAAACAAAATTATAGCTGACAAGGTGCATACGAGTAGTATCTCCTGTTGCAGTATCAGCCCCTTCAAAATGCTTGATTTCATCAATAGTTATATTATCTGGGACTCTCCACATCACAGTAACTATATCTGAAGCCCTTGTTGCACTTCCTTCTGCTGTTGTAAATGTAGTGGCTGGGTCTGTTCCTGTTCCAAAATTAGGCATAGCAGAGCCATCTGAAGGGACACTCCCATTAAATGCAAGGGGATGGTGTGTATCATCAAGAAAGGCTGCACTACCTGTATTAGTGCTTATTATACCAAAATAAGCATACTGAGTATTAACTATATTCTGACCAACCCCTGCCCTTACTACACTATTGGTAGTATCTACTGCAAGTAATGGAGTTCCACCTTTTGCCCTGACAAAAAAAGCAGAAGTGGTATCATCATTTACAGGACGAACCACAATAGAATCATCACCTAAATATAGGCAAGAGGCTGTTCCTTCCCCATCTACTACTTGAGTTGCAGTAGTTGTTACCCCATTATTGGAGTTATTCATTTGTAGCAAGTCTTTATAGCTACTTGCTTTAGTTTTACCTGTTAAACTCATTGAGCATTAATCCAATCTACTATTTCATTAATTTTTTTCTGTGTAACTATAATCATTGTTTCAAAATCTTCTTCCATCCCATCAGGGGCTTCCCAATCATCACCTACCCAATCTGGTAAAGTAATTTTATTCATTTAAGACCTATCCCATACCATATACGTAACATGATAATCTACTGAAGTTAAGCTATCAGTGGTTATTGCAGCACTCATCATTAAAGTTAATGGGACATCTGCACCTCCCAATAAAGATTGAGATGGCTCATAAGGAGCAATAAATATGGCTAATTGCCTATCCCCTGATTCATTCCACATAAATCTTCTTGCTTGACCAAAATTAAAAGATGTTGCTGTCCCATCATATGCTAAAACCAAGTTCCCTGTAGTAAGCTGGGTAGTATTTCTATCTATAATAAGATGGCAAGATAAGGGGAGTATATATTGCATAATTCCCTGTCCAGCAACTATTTCTTTTTCTGTAGTATGTAAAGCGTTCATCTCTGCTTGTGTGATTGTACCTGTTGCAACTTGAATCACCTTTGCATCTACATACGCTTTTGTGGTAGCACTATATACAGTATTAGGCGTATATACAGTCCCATCATTTTCAACTAACTCTATTTTCCCATCTGGAGTACATTTAATTGCTACATTCCCATCTGCTACTATAGTAAGATGTGCTGCAACAGACCCATCATCTACTGTCGTTATAGCAGTTGCACCACTTGCTGCTACTGCTATTTTAAAGTAATCAGCATCATCAGCATCATCCATTATCTTTAGAGAAGGGGCATCAACATCAAAATCAAATATAGTATTAGTACCATCATCCATAGTGATATTACCACCATCTGCACTAAGAGCAATATCTCCACCAGAATCTATTGTAAAGTCTGAGGCATGGGATATATCTCCTGACATTGTACCCCCTGCTTTTGGCAAGGCAGCATTGGCTGTGGTAGTGGTAGAAGTTAAAATTGCATCTCTTGTAGCAATATCTATTCCATCAAAAGTGCTATTAGTAGTAATAGCTCCTGTCATAGCACCACCTGTAAGTGGGAGCTTGGTATCGTCAGAAGCACTTACCCCTGTTGTAGTCCCTGCTACCACTAAATCCTTAACTCTTACAGTATCAGTAGAAATCTCTAAAGCAGTCAATGTCCCATCTGAATCCTTTACAGGCTTTAGATGTTTATCAACTGCTCTATCTATTGATAGGGGTTTAGCCATTATCTGAGCGTAAGCCCTCTACGAACTTTGAGATACCTGTAACTAAAATATTATCAATGGCATCTATGCAGTAAGGTTCTATAGTCTTATTCCAAACTTTCTTAGTCCACTTCCACTTACCTAAACCTAATGTGCAAATTACACCAAGACTATACATCCAAGAGCCAAACTTAGCCTTGATTGTCTTATTAGGAATCTTCTTTAAGGCAAAGGCTGTTACTGCTCCTGCCAAACCCATACCTGCGTAAACTGCTACCTGTTTTGTTGCTAATGCTGTTAAAGTTGCTAACATATATACTCCTAATTAATGATTATCCAACCCATCTTAACCATAAAGGCAAATAGGGTTGATATGATTATAATGACTTTAGCCCCACCTGATAGTTGGGCTTTCCATTCCTCTAAACTTGAAACTCTGCCATTCGTTAGTTTAACTTGATCCAAGATTTCATCAGACCTCTTATGTATTGCTTTAATTTTATCGTGCATATCAGAACGCACATTGTCAACACTACTCTTCGTCACTTACTCAACCCATTCCCTGTCAATTTAGACAATATATGTTCTATACCTTCAATATAGCCCTTAACTTGCTTAATGTCAAGCTGTGTGACCTTCTGTTGGTCAATCAACTTAATTATAATCCCTTCTAACCTCTTAAACTGGTCATCAAGGTCTTCAACAAGCTCTTTTTGTATCCAATGCTGTTGCTTCCATATAAAGTAACCGAAAGCAACTGTAATAGTGAGAGGTATCCCATAGGAATCGAGGATTGCGAATAGATCCACTATTTATTTCCATCTATCACTTCACCCCAAAGAGATGTTTTGCCATTAATAATTTGAATAATGTGTACTGTAAATAAGCCTGATTGGAAAAAGTCAACGATAGCAAATGCATGACTCCAATTAATCTTCCTTCCACCAAGCCAAGCATTCTTCTCATCTGTCATGTCTTTCAAGCAACCAATGCTCCAGGCACTCTTGACCCCATCCATATGAGTTACACTTGTCTGCTGAAGGTCGTGGTGATGACCATACATCACATTCGCACCCAATCTCGACAAATGATTCCTTGTGTGATTTAGAGTTCCAAAGTGATGTCCATGGTAGAAATTCAGTTTCCCTATTTTTAAATATTTTCCACATGGATGGTGTTTGTACCCTCTTCCTTTTAAATCAACAGCAGCTTCAAATTTATAATCTTTTAAGTATGGATTCTCAGTAACGAACTTGTTCATCCAATCATCGTGATTCCCTACAATCATATGCTTATCTTTGCATTTGACTTTATCCAGGGCTTCATCAATGATGTCCATACCTGCGTTCACATCTATTACATCTTGATCTATAAAGGGTAGTTGGTATTCGAGGGGTGGACGTTTCTTCTTACTCCATTGCCAATGGGAGCATCCAGACCACTCGCCAACATCACCTAAATCAATATAGATGTCAGGCTTAACTATTTCTATTGTCTTACATAAAACTTTAATGCTTGGCATATCAGCCAAGGGAAAATGCTTATCAGGTGTTACTATAGCCCTTCGTACTGGACTTTTCTTCATGTAGACTCCTTATGATGTTGCTTAATTCTTTAGCACGCCTTGGCGTTTGCTTCGCCCACTTGCTATCGAGCATTTCATCTGCAGCCTTCTCCCAATCGCTATTGTCCATAGCTCTCAAGGCTTTCTTGAACTTAGAAACTCCTGTAACTCCCAATTGATAACACATTTCCATCAACACACCTTTGGCATCTGATGGAAGGCTATCGAAAAAAGGAAACTTATTCATAACACTTCTATTTAAGTGTTTGAGCTTCCTCAAGAGAATTTCCTCGCATATATCTTCTTCTAAAACTAAATCTTTTATTGCAAACCCATACCCAATGGTAGGAATACCAAGAGAATCATCGTAAACATGTTCTACGAAGCCTTCATGCTTCTTAATTCTCTCTACAAGGTCTTTCATTCTTCTTTCTGAAGATCTTGTCAAAATTCTTTTTATATACCTCATCAGTCTGATAAGAAAATCTTGGAAAATCACCTTTACCACTTTGATTTAATCCTAAAGATGCTCCATTAAACTTTTCAACACCACCTTCTCGTATCTTTTTTGATAAGTCTTTCATTTACTCCTTCGCTATAATGGGGGCAGTTGCCCACCCCCATATAGTTATTCTTATAAGGTTAAGATTAATCAGTATTCTTAAATCTATAACCTTTTTTGTTGCTTGAACTATCAACAAGTTTAGCACCATATATCATATCAGCTACGACTTTAGTACCAAGAGCATCAATAGAATATTCTGCTTGAACTCTTACATCTTGTTGTACTGCACATACAGCAGCAGACTTATGGAAAATCGCACCTGATGTTGTTGATGAAGTGCCTGCTGTAGATATGGTATTTGACATATAAACATTTATACCAAATAATCTACCCATAAAGCCCTTGCTTCCACCTTGATTTAAGACAGAACCATCTCCACCTGCATCTGCTCTCCAGAAGTTGCGAGAAACGCCAGCAGCAGGGTCTAAGATGTCAGCCATCAATGTAGGGTTAACAACCAAAGCACATCCACCATCCATATAGGGAACGTCATTCTCACCTAAGTTAGCTAATGCAGCCTGAAACTGTACATCAGATAAAGTGTCATCAGCATGAACAGCACCTTCATTAATGCCATCAAGTTCATCCCAAATATCAGCATCCAAAGCACGAGCAAGTGCTTCACCAAACATTTGAGTATATTTAGCCACTAAATCAGCATTTGATTGAATTTGAAGAATATCTTCAAAAAGCATAGCATTATATTTATGTTTGTTGATTGCCAGTTGAGTTACTGTTGTTGCAGTAGCATCATAAGTTACTAAAGTATCAGCAGCCTTATCACTTGAAGCATCAAAATCAATTTGTGGGATATTAACTATATCACCACTACCTTTTACTAAAGAAGAATAATCTTCAACTAAATTTCTAAAGACAGTTCCTCGTTCAAAATATCTGTAGATACCTTCACTCCACAGCTCTGGTACAAAATCATCTGCACTTGAAACTGTGTGAGCTGCACCTAACATTCCACCTGTTATTGCCATTTTTTACTCCTTCCCCTATTGGGGAGTTTAATTTTTCTTTGCTGAAGCCACAATATTCTCCCAGTTATCTCTGCGTTCTCGGTCATCCATCTTTGTCCAATCACCTACAGGTTTATCAGGTTGTCTTGTACCACCCACCACTTCGGGGGCGTTAGCCTTAGCGTTATTAATTTTACTGGTTACATACTCAAGAGTTTCAAAATCTAATTTAGATAGAGCTTCTCTCTCGTCTTCAGGAACACTTTCTAATAAAGCAGCAGTTTTAGTTTCTTGATAATTAGTCCATTTATCAGCATTGCTTGTCAAAGATTCAATCTTCGCTTCGTTTTGCTCATAAAGAGTCTTAAAGTCTTCTTTCTCTTTTAGCTTGGCTTTTTCAGCTTTTGCTAATTGAGATTCAAGTTTTGCTAAACGTGCTTCAGCATCCTGTGACCTTTTTCTATACTTTTTGCTTTCGGCAATTAATGCTCCTTCATTGGTCAAATCTGTAGAAGCCTCGTTAGTAGTTTCCTCACTTACTGTTTCAGTAGCTACTGGTGTTGTTTCTTCGGACATACTGCCCTCCATGTTGTGTTAGTTTTTCTGCAAACCACAATATCTTGCATTTTACAGGTTGCGTAAGTTAAATTACTTTGCTTGCAAATTGCAAGTTTATTGAGATTGAATCTCAATTGCATATGACAGAACACAATAATTACAAAAAAGAATGGTTCGATTTTATGGGGTATAACCCCCACTCAGGGCAACTGAAGCTACATTACCCTGAAAAAGACTCGGCAAGATTCTTTGTTATGGTATGTGGCAGACGATTTGGTAAAACGACTGCATCAGCTATGGAGGCTACTTATATAGCATCTCAGCCAAATAAAAAGATATGGCTTGTTGGTCTATCTTATGATAAAGCAGACCTGATGTTCAGGGAAGTGTGGCAGAAAATGGTAATAGGGCGAGCCAATGACATAGAACGTGCATCTGAAAAAGAGCGTTATATCAAGTTTAAGTGGGGGACTACGATAGAAGGCAAGTCTGCTGATAATCCTGATTCGCTTGTGGGGGAGGGTCTTGACTTACTCATTATTGATGAGGCAGCCAAGGTTAAGAAAAGAATATGGGATATGTACCTGTCCCCCTGTCTTTCAGATAGAAAAGGAAAAGCAATATTTATAACTACCCCTGAAGGGTATAATTGGATATATAAGCTATTCCTGCTTGTGAAAACAGATGCCCTATGGGAATCTCACCAAGCACCATCATGGAATAACCAATATGCGTTCCCTGAAGGTGAAAAAGACCAATTCCTCATTGAACGTAAGAGGAATATGTCAAAAGAGCTGTATGACCAGGAATATTCAGCCAAGTTTACCTCATTTGAGG